GTTGGCTTGGCTAAGTTCCCAGGCTTCAACAGCCCGAACGCCCAAGAGTTTATTAACAACGCCAGCTTCCAAGAGCGCAGCCGTATTGCATCTGTGATCGGCACGAAGGAGATGCAGGAAGCTGGCGTACCCAACGTCAACCGCGTCCTGCAAGAGACCGTTGATCCCAAGTATGCTGGTGCAAACCCGCGCGACACATTGCTATTCATTGAGCCTGACTTCAGCTTGCCTCCAGTGGATCTGGCCGCAGAGGGTCTGCCTATCCACCCAAGCTATCGCTATGGCATTCGTGGCCGTGTGTTTGGCGCGCTCGACCAGAACATATCGACGTTTGAAATGTTCCCCGACTTCTGGGGAGAAAAGAACATCAACGCATTTGGTGAGGGCTTTAATAAAGGCGGACGCCGCGCTTTCGACATGTCACTACCGATCCAAGAGGTCACTGGGCGTCAGGTTGAAAACTTAGAGCGCATCATGACAATGGAGGCAGCTGCCAGAACAGGTATGCCTGCGATCGATACGCGCCTGCTTGTTAACTCGCTGACGGACAACTGGAAGCCCACGACCACATCTGTCAAAGCTGGTGGTGCATCTCCGCAGCAGTTTGTTGATGCAATCAATGACAACAAATACAAACCAGCACTGACAAACTACTCACCACAGGAAGTTAAGGCAGGTGCGCGCTCTGGCGATCTGGTGGCATATCAGCTTGGTGATGACGATGTCTTCTTTGCTCTTGATGCAAAGCCAGATTACTCATGGGCTGGCGTCGATATGCAGGAAGGCGACAAGGCTTTAGTGGGTGTTGTTAGCAACGCTCCAGGATCAAAAGGCACAGCCGCACCAAGCGTAATAGCAAAAGCGCTTGACGAGGGTGCAAATATACTTGATGCTTTTGCTGTGCCTTCTGATAAGTTTCCAGATGGCTTCTTGCCGCAATACTACGGTGAGTTTGGTTTTGAAGAGGTTGGGCGGGTTCCGTTCGACAAAGAAATGTATGTGGCCGATCATGGCGAGCTTGCTTATGAGGATTTGCTCGAAGCATGGCGCTCTGATGGCTGGGATGAAAGTCAGGGCATGCCGCCCGTGATAGTAATGAGATGGAGTGGATCAGATGCAGACAGAAGAGCAGCGGTTGCAGGCATTCGCGGGGCAGGTGCGCCAAGCCATCGGGCCGAAACTAAAGGAATTGTCGCAACGGCAGAAGGATCTGCTGGACGCGTCCCTGACCAAACTGTTCAACCTCAACCGACCAGTGTCGGACGCGGAGATACAGGGCAGGCTGGAACTGGTGACGGACTTCGTCTCTCCAGCCGCGCAAGAGAAGGTGCAAGAGGTATATTGGGACTTACGCCTGAACAACTCAGGAACCAAGGCATCCCAGCCGACCAAATCGAGCAAATAATGGCGATGCGTAATATCGGTCAGTGAACCTCCAGATAAAAACACCGCGCTGGGCGCTTCCTGTTCTCAGTAATCCAGACGCCAGATACCTTGGCGCTCATGGTGGCCGTGGTTCTGGCAAGTCTCACATGTTCGCAGAGATGCTGATTGAGCGCAGCATCATGGAGCGCGTTGACGCTGTGTGCGTTCGTGAGGTTCAGAAGTCTCTGGCGCAGTCGGTTAAGAAGCTGCTTGAAAATAAGATCGAAGAACTTGGCGTCTCGCATATGTTCCAGATCAAAGAGTTCGAGATCAGATCCGTTCATGGCGGCATCATCATCTTCCAAGGTTTGCAGAACCACACAGCTGACAGCATCAAGTCGCTTGAAGGTTATGACATCGCTTGGGTTGAGGAAGCGCAGAGCCTGAGCCAGTTCTCATTGGACATTCTGCGCCCGACCATTCGTAAGCCAGGTTCGCAGCTGTGGTTCACTTGGAACCCACGTTACGACACCGATCCGATCGAGGGATTGTTGCGCGGACCAAACGCCCCAGAGAAAAGCACTGTTGTTGAGGTCAACTTCGAAGACAACCCGTGGTTCCCTGACGTTCTCAAGGACGAAATGGAATACGACAAGAAGCGCGACCCTGACAAATACATGCACGTCTGGAAGGGCGATTATGTCCGCAACAGCGAGACGCGCGTGTTCAAGAACTGGACGATCGAAGACTTTGAGGCACCGCCAGACGCAATCCACCGCCTTGGCGCTGACTGGGGCTTTGCTACAGACCCGACCGTTGCTGTTCGCAGCCACATCATTGGTCGCAAGCTGTATATTGATTATGAGGCTTATCAGGTGGGCTGTGAGATTGTGGACACGCCTTCGCTGGTCATGTCCATCCCAGAGGCTGAGAAATGGCCCATGGTGGCCGACAGCGCACGCCCAGAGACCATCAGCCATATGCGCAAGAACGGCTTCCCTAAGATACAGCCAGCGATCAAGGGGCCAAAGTCTGTTGAAGAAGGTGTTGAGTGGCTCAAGTCGTTTGACATCATCGTTCACCCGCGCTGCAAGCACACGATCGACGAACTGACGCTGTATAGCTACAAGACAGACCGCGACACAGGCTCGATTTTGCCCGTGTTGGAAGACAAAGATAACCACGTTATTGACGCAATCAGATATGCCTGTGAGGGTGCGCGAAGGGCCAACACGCAGAAGAAGCCGCAGGCCAAAGCAATCGCGACTGTGATGCCTATCGCACGGTGATTGTTTTTTGTGTCAATCTATTTTATAATCAACCCAAATTTTATTGCGAGGCGATGCTGTGGCACGAATGACCAAGAAAGAGCGTTTGGCAAACATTCACGAAGAAGCGCTTCTGGAGTTTGACAGCATACAAGGTTCCATGCGCGAAGAGCGCTTGCAGTGCCTTGAAGATCGTCGCTTTTATTCCATTGCTGGTGCGCAGTGGGAAGGCAACCTTGCAGAGCAATTTAACAACAAGCCACGCTTTGAGGTCAACAAGATCCACCTGTCGGTCATGCGGATTATCAATGAATATCGAAACAACCGCATCACTGTTGATTACGTCAGCAAAGATGGCGACGAAGATGACAAGCTGGCAGACACTTGTGATGCCCTGTTCCGCGCCGACGAAGAAGACAGCGCAGCAGATGAGGCGTATGACAACGCGTTTGAAGAGGCTGTTGGCGGTGGCTTTGGCGCATTCCGCCTGCGCACTGTCTATGAAGACGAATATGACGAAGACAACGACAATCAGCGCATTCGCATAGAGCCAATCTATGACGCTGACAGCACGGTGTTCTTTGATATGGACGCAAAGCGCCAAGACAAGTCAGATGCGCGCCTGTGCTACGTTCTGACCGCCATGACGCGCGATGCTTACGTTGCTGAGTATGAAGACGATCCAGCCTCATGGCCCAAGGAAATCCACCAGTATGAGTTCGATTGGGCAACGCCAGACATGGTTTACGTTGCAGAGGTTTACCGCGTCGAAGAGGCGTCTGAACTGATCCGCATCTTCCAGACCATCGACGGTGAGGAAGAGCGCTACAGCGAGCGTGAGTTCGAGGAAGACGAAAGCCTTGAGGAAACGCTTGATGCGATCGGCACTATTGAGATCCGCCAGAAACGCGTGAAGCGCCGCAAGGTTCGCAAATACGTCATGTCTGGCTCTGGCATCATTGAAGATGCTGGCTACATCGCAGGGGCAGAAATCCCGATCGTGCCTGTTTATGGCAAGCGCTGGTTCATCGACAACGTAGAGCGTTGCATGGGTCACGTTCGCATGGCCAAGGATGCACAGCGTCTGAAGAACATGCAGCTGTCGAAGCTGGGCGAAATCTCCGCGCTTTCCACTGTTGAAAAGCCACTGTTCACACCAGAGCAAGTTGCAGGCTTTGAGATGATGTGGGCTGAAGATAACCTCAAGAACTATCCGTATCTGCTGCTGAACACCGTGACAGATGCGAACGGCAACGAAAGCCTTGCTGGTCCGATCGGTTACACCAAGCCGCCTGTTGTTCCGCCTGCGCTTGCTGGTCTATTGCAGATCACAGAGCAAGACATCTCTGACCTGTTGGGCAACCAAGAAGCTGGCGAAGAAATGACCACCAACATTTCTGGCAAAGCTGTTGAGTTGATCCAGAACCGTTTGGACATGCAGTCGTTCATCTACATGAGCAACATGGCCAAGGCAGTCAAGCGCTGCGGTGAGATCTGGCTTTCTATGGCCCGTGACACGATGGTTGAGCCTGGTCGCAAGATGAAGGGCATGGGTTCGCAGGGTGAACTTCACCGCATTGAACTTGGCAAGCCTGTCTTGAACACTGAAACAGGCGAAGTTGAGTATGAGAACGATCTGAGCAAAGCCAAGTTTGACGTATCTGTTGAGGTTGGCCCGTCATCGTCTTCTAAGCGTTCTGCAACTGTTCGCTCACTGATGGGCATGATGCAGCTTGCTACTGACCCAGAGACGCAGCAGGTGCTTGGCGCTATGGCCATGATGAACATGGAAGGCGAGGGCATTGGCGAGGTTCGTGGATACTTCCGCAAGAAGCTGATCCGCATGGGTGTTGTTGAGCCTACAGATCAAGAGAACGAAGAACTGATGGCTGAACTTCAGCAGCTTCAGGGTCAGCCTGATCCACAGGCCATGTATCTGGAAGCGGAGGCTGCGAAGTCTCAGGCGCAGGCACAGAAGGCTATGGCCGACACAGAATACACGGCAGCGCGAACAGAAGAGACGCGCGCCAAGACGATCGAAACGCTTGCTGGCATTGAACAGAAAGAGCGCTCGAACGTAGTAGACACAGCCCAGAAGCTACAGAACGTAGTCACTGGGCCAGGAATGCGTCAGCCGCCCAGACGCACATAAAAGATGGGTGAGAATTGAACGAGGATCTAATGCAGATTGAAAAGGCAGAAATAGACGATGACTTTGACTTTCAGGAAACTGAAGCGGAGGAGCCAGAACTCGAACTTGAAGATGAGCCAGAAGTAGAAGCTGAAGAGGCTGAACTTGATGGCGAAGTTGAAGAGGACGAACCTTCTGAGGCTGAAGCTGAAGACGAAGCTGATGTTGTTGTCACTATTGATGGGGAAGCGCCTGACCCCGAAGATGAGGAAGAAGCCCGCGCGCCTGAATGGGTCCGCGATCTTCGCAAACAGTATCGTGAGGAAAAGAAACGCGCCAAGGAGTTGGAGCAGAAACTTGAAAAGTTGGAGAGTGGGCAAGCGCCTGTTCGTCAGCCTTTAGGTGAAAAGCCAACGCTCGAAAGCGCGGATTACGACACCGAACGATATGAGACGGAACTTGCGTCGTGGTATGAAAAGAAGCGACAGCATGACGAACAGCAGGCCAACATTCAGGCTGAACAGCAATCTGTGCAGAAGGAATGGGAAGGCAAGTTGGAGAGTTATCACTCTTCCAAAGCTGATCTTAAAGTCAGAGACTATGAGACAGCAGAGGATGTGGTGCAGGACACTCTTAGCGTGATGCAGCAGGGCATGATTGTTCAGGGTGCGGATAATCCCGCTCTTGTCGTTTATGCTTTGGGCAAGAACCCGAAAAAAGCGAAGGAACTTTCCTCAATTGTAGATCCCGTGAAGTTCGCCTTTGCGGTGGCAAAATTGGAGACCAATTTGAAAGTCACAAAACGCAAGGCGTCAGCGAAGCCAGAAAAGAAGATCAGCGGCACAGGTCGCCCTTCTGGATCGGTAGACAACACCCTTGAACGTCTGAGAGCCGAAGCCGAAAGAACTGGAGACTATTCTAAGGTTTTCCAGTATAAGAGGCAGAAGCGATCAGCTTAAACTTAATGGAGTAGAAAATGGCTAACTCATTTTCAAAAGAAGAACGCGTAGCGTTTGAAGACATCCTTGCAGGCTTTAACGATGCACTTGTGCTTTCGTCTTTGGTCAGCAAATACAACACGAACGGCGCTGAAATGGAGCGTTCGTCTGACACCATCTCGCGTCCAATGCCTTACATTGCGCAATCTTACGATGGTTCAGATGCAACATCTAACTTCGGTGACAACACTCAGTTGTCTGTTCCCGCAACTATTGGCTACCAGAAGCACAGCACAGCGCTTTTGACTGCCAAAGAACTGCGTGACCAGCTGCAAGAGAACCGTCTTGGTTCCTCTGCTGCACAGAAGTTGGCGTCTGACATCAACGTGGCGACACTGACTGTTGCGTCCAACCAGGGCACAATCGTTTCTAAGCGCACCACTGCTGCTGGCGGTTATTCCGACATCGCAGAAGCTGATGCTCTGATGAACGAGCAAGGCGTCATGATGGACGGTCGTAACTTCGCACTTTCCAGCCGTGACTATAACGGCATGGCGGGTGACTTGGCTGCACGTCAGACAATGAACGAAATGCCAACTGAAGCATATCGTCGTTCATATGTTGGTGAAGTGGCTGGTTTCCAGACATTCAAGATGGACTATGCAAACCGCCTCACAGCGGCTGCTGGCACAACTGTGACTGTCAATGGTGCAAACCAGTATCACACACCTGCTGCAACATCGACTGCTGCGACTGGTGAGGTTTCTAACGTAGACAACCGCACACAGTCTCTGGTCGTTGCTGTTGGTGGTGGCACAGTCAAAGTTGGTGACGCGTTCACCATCGCTGGCGTAAACGCTGTTCACCACATCACCAAGCAAGACACAGGTCAGCTGAAGACGTTCCGCGTCACAGGCATCGTATCTGGTTCTGGTGGTTCTGGCACAATCACAATCAGCCCTGCGATCGTTTCTAACGGTGGCTCGACTGATGCAGAAGCACAGTATCAGAACGTGACTGCAACGCCTGCTGATGGCGCGGCGATCACATTCCTGAACACTGCTGACGCTGCTGTGAACTGCTTCTGGCACCGTGATGCGATCGAACTGCTTCCAGCTTCGCTCGCAGTTCCAACGGATGCTGGTGCAGACATCATGCGCGCAACAACCGATCAGGGTGTTGAGTTGGTCATGCAGAAACAGTTCGACATCAACACACAGAAAACAAAGTATCGTTGGGATACACTGTTTGGTGTGGCGCTGCTTCAGCCTGAAATGGCTGGCATCATGCTGTTCTCGCAGACTTAATGATCTTTGGGTGGGGCTTCGGTCCCACCCTACTCTTTATAGGAGGCTCACATGAGCGTTATGCTTTATAAACACCCAGGCAAGCACCAGATCCACGGTGACAGCTTTGACTACATCGTTGTTGAAGAAGGTGACGTTGCTGCAAAGGTGAAAGAGGGCTGGGCCAAGTCAACGGACGAAGCCAAGGCACCCAAGAAGCCCGCAAAGAAACCTGCGGCAAAGCGCAAAGCTAAGGAATAACACATGGCATATACGAAGCGTGATATTGTCGAACAGGCATTCGAAGAAATCGGTCTTGCTTCGTATGTCTTTGATTTGCAGCCGCAGCAGCTTGAGAGCGCATTGCGGCGCTTAGATAACATGATGGCAACGTGGAACGCCAAAGGTATTCGCCTTGGGTATCCGTTGCCTTCTTCGCCTGCTGACAGCGACCTAGATCAAGAAATCGGTGTGCCTGACAGCGCGATCGAAGCCATGTATCTCAACCTGTCTGTTCGTATCTCTGGAGGCTTTGGCAAGACTGTCAGCCCTGAGACGAAAGCATCTGCCAAGCGTGCATACAATGAAGTGGTTGCCAACTCTGCGCTTCCAATTGAGATGCAGCTTGGAAACACGACAATCCCTGCTGGCGCTGGGAACAAGGGCTATCGTTACTACAACGACCCATTCCTTCGCGCACCGCAAGACCCACTGACTGTCGGGTCTGACAGCATCCTTGATCTGGAGTAAAACATGTCAAACATTAACCAACTTTCCTCTGTGAGTTCACTTCAAGGCGGCGATCAGCTTGCTGTGTGGGCCACAAACAATGGCGACAGCCGCAAGGCATCCGTCACCACCCTGATGGACTATGTGAACGCAAACGTCACAACAGTCACGCAGAACACTCAGTATGCGGCACCTGCGGCCACTGGCTTTAGCGTCACGGTCAACACAGGCAACGTCTGGCTGATCCTGACACCTGTTAGCACATACGCTGCTGGAGCCGTTGTGCTGCCCACTGGTGCGTCTGACAAGGACACAGTGACCGTGAACTGCACGCAGATCGTCACGTCCCTCACGGTGTCTTCTGGAGCCACTGTTGTGGGTGCGCCGACAACGCTTGCTGCTAACGATTTCTTCACAATGCGCTATGATGGTGCAACTTCGTCTTGGTATCGTGTAGGATAATTTAATGCAGCTTCCCATTCTCAGCGGTATATTTGCAGACGGGTCTCCGAACTTTCGGACATCCTACCCAAAGAACATGATCCCTGTTCCGAAAGGCACGGGGATTTCTGAGGGTTATCTGCGACCTAGCGAGGGGATTGTGGAAGCTGGCACAGGCCCAGGCGTCAACCGTGGCGGCATATACTGGAACGGCTACATTTACCGTGTGATGGGAACCAAGCTGGTTTCGATCGCGTCTGACAACACCGTTACTGAGATTGGTGATGTTGGCGGAACGGATCGGGTGACGTTTGACTATGGCTTCACATATCTGGCAATCGCGTCAAACAACAATCTGTTTCTGTATGATGGCACCACGCTGACGCAAGTCACTGACACCGATCTTGGCACTGTCTTGGACGTTGTTTGGGTTGATGGTTACTACATGACCACAGATGGCGAGTTCTTAGTTGTTACTGATCTTGATGATCCGTTTGCGGTGAACCCGTTGAAGTATGGTTCGTCTGAAGCTGATCCAGATCCCGTGAAGGCTTTGCTCAAGCTGCGCAATGAGGTCTATGCCCTGAACCGTCACACGATTGAGGTCTTTGACAACGTAGGCAGCACAGGCTTTCCGTTTCAGCGCATTGCAGGCGCTCAGATCCAGAAGGGTGTTGTCGGGACGCACGCTTGCTGTGTGTTCATGGACAACATTGCGTTCTTGGGTGGTGGCCGCAACGAAGCGCCTTCAGTCTATATGGGCGCAAATGGCAATGCGACGAAGATTGCAACCCGCGAGATTGAAGAAATCTTAACGCAATACACTGAAGCTGAACTTGCAACTGCGTTCTTGGAAGAGCGCGTTGATAAGGCCCACACGTTCTTGATCGTTCACCTGCCACGTCACACGCTTGTGTTTGATGGTGCTGGGTCACAGGCAACAAGCCAAGCGGTTTGGTTCACGCTTTCTTCGACGCTGGTTGGTGATGGCATGTGGAACGCCTGCACTTGCATCTGGGCTTATGACCGCTGGAACGTCTGCCACCCGACAACCAATCAGTTTGGTTATCTGGATGACACCATTTCTACGCACTGGGGTGAGACGATCGGCTGGGAGTTTGGCACGCTAATTGTTTACAACAATGGTCAGGGTGCAATTTTCCATGACATCGAACTTGTCTGCCTTACTGGATCTACAGCTTTTGGCGTCGATCCGACCATCTGGACGCAGTATTCTGTTGATGGCGACACATGGAGCGCTGAAAAGCCGATCCGTGCAGGCAAGACAGGGGAGCGCAACAAGCGGCTGATGTGGTTGCAGCAGGGTCACATGCGGAACATGCGTATGCAGCGCTTCCGTGGCACCTCGGACGCTCATGTGGCTGTCGCAGCACTGGAGGCGCGGGTTGAGCCGCTGGCGTTCTAATGGCTGATCCAAATGTCCCCACACGAAATCAAATCGCAAAAATTGTTGGTAATGACCCTGAGATGGTCAAGGCGCTTGAACGCCTATTTATCGTTGCGGGTGATCTTGTTCCTGCGGACATCGCGGCGCTGACACTTCTGATTGAAGCTGCTGCATATGATGCAGGGGTGGCGCAGAACAAAGCTGAAAGCTATCAGGCAAACTTCCTGAAGACTGATTATATCGACTTCAACCGTGTTGGTCCGCACGTTGCCGCGGCGCGGCGTATGCAGTGGAACGAAGATGACGGGACGATTGACGTTGGCATGAACGCTGACGTTATGCTGCAAGTCGGTCAGGAAACTCAGTATTACGCTAAGAACACATCTGGCGGTCAGATCGACAATGGCACGCCAGTCATGTTCACAGGCACGCTTGGCGCTTCTGGTAAGCTGACCTTTGCAGAGGCCGTGGCTGACGGTTCCTCCCCCGCGATCTATATGATGGGCGTGGCAACCGAAGACATCCCGAACAACGGTTTTGGCTACATCACCAGCTTTGGCAAGGTGCGTGGGTTTAATACTAGCGGCACGCCATATGGCGAAACGTGGAACGATGGCGACATCATCTATTTCAGCCCATCTTCGGCTGGTTCATGGACAAATGTTCGACCTACTGCGCCGAACCTTGATCTTCCTGTTGCGGTGGTTCTGAACGCGGCGACTGGTGGTTCTGGCGAAATCTTTGTGCGTATGAAGACAGGTGAAACTGTTGATGAATTGCATGACGTTCAAGCACCTTCGCCTTCTGACGGAGATATTTTAACATACAGCACCGCAAACAGTCGGTGGCAGAACACTGCGCCCAGCGCTGCGAGTAACGCAACAGCACGGACGCTTGTTTGGTTGGAGGCTTACTAAATGGCATATAACGACATCACGCCAGTCAAAATTGGGCAAGCGGCTATCACTGCAAGCGTCACTACGCTTTACACGGTGCCAGCTTCAACGCGTGCCTTTGTGAAAAACTTGGACATCGTGAACACCTCTGCGGGTGCTTTGACGTATCGAATTTACTTTGTGCCTTCTGCGGGATCAGCAGGAACTAGCAATGCTGTTTTCTATGACTTCCCGATCGACAGCAAAGAAAACATTCAGTGGACTGGCACGCAGATCTTGAATGCTGGTGACACAATCCAAATGGAAGCGTCTGGCACTGGCATCACAATCACAGCAAGCGGGGCAGAAGCAGTATGACCATCACACCCACAGTTCTGATTGAACCCAAGCTGGCAGAAGCCACAAACACCGTGCAATATACTGCAACTGGCGTGAACGCGATCGTGGACAAGTTCACAGTCACGAACAACGGCGCAGCACCAGCTACCATCACGATCAATGTTGTGACGAACCTTGGCACGGCATCGGCATCAAACCGCATCGTCAACGCGCGCAACATAGATGTTGGGGAATGCTACACCTGCCCAGAAATGGTGGGTCAAGTCTTGGTCGATGCGGATTACATTTCGACAACAGCCAGCGCCGCAACCACACTGACCATTCGCGCCTCTGGGCGTGAGATTACGATCTAGGAGATCGACATGGATGATATGATGATTGAGTTTGGCCTGCCGAAGATGAAGATCGTCTCGACAACTGAGAACAAGAAGAACCGCAAGATGGCTCTTGAAGAGTGGCGTCTAGGTCCAGAGAACCCGTCGATCGACCCTAAAGCCAACAAAGAGTATTGGAAGGGTCTTGGCAGCGCGCTGGGCTGTGATGAGAAAGAAGCACGCCGCCGCCTCTGCGCAAACTGCGAGTATTTCAAGAATGGCCCTATGAAGCAGGCCATGATGGAAAGCATCCCGCTTGATGATTATGACACAGATGCGGGTGGTCGTGGCTACTGTGTGCGCTTTGACTTCGTGTGCCACAACCTGCGCTCCTGTCAGGCTTGGGAGGAGTGTGACTGATGTATTACCGCGACACAGCATATCGCATTGCTTTGGAGGAAGGTGTCGATCCTGATCTGTTTATTCGCTTAGTTACTGCTGAAAGCGCCTTTAATCCAAATGCAACTTCTTCCGCTGGTGCTTATGGCTTGGCACAACTTATGCCAGGGACTGCGGCTGATTTGGGTGTTGATCCAGAAGATCCTGTCCAAAACCTTCGGGGTGGCGCAAGATACTTGCGTCAGCAGATTGATCGGTTTGGAGATACGTCTTTGGCACTGGCCGCTTACAACGCTGGCCCAGGCAACGTCAGCAAATATGGCGGCATTCCTCCGTTTGAAGAGACGCAAAACTATGTAAACAAAATTATGGGCGGATACTCTGACACAAGAGTTCTTGAGGGACGCCCACAGGCTACCCCACAAGAGGAAGAGGAGTTTGCGCGTGGTTACGAGCCAGGAGATGCTTTGGCTGATTTCTTCGCCACTCAGAGGGAGCAAGTTCAGCCGACAGATCTGTATAATCCATACGAAATTGCGCAAAGGTTTCAGTTAAAATGAAGGATCTTGCCGTAGAGACTGATTTCTGTGATAATGCAGGTGCTGAGACAATGGCCAGCCAGCAGGCAGTGTCCGAAAAGGATGGCCCATTGCACATAATTGAGAGAAATGAAGAGTTTGCTCCAATCGACTTAGATCTTGTCGAGCAATATCTTATGTCTCAAGAACAAGCTGAATGCCCTGTCCATCATTACTTTGGACCTGGCGTATGTATCCGTGAGTTGTTTGTTCCTGCTGGGTCTTTGGTTCTGAGCCACAAGCACAGAGAGCAGACGATGAACATTCTGCTTAAAGGCAAAGCCGCAGTTGTCATCAACGATGAGGTCCGCGTCATTGAAGGTCCATATATCTTTGTCAGCGAACCTGGCAGGAAACTTGGATACGCAATCGAAGATGTTGTCTGGCAGAATGTTTTGGCTACTGACGAAACAGATCCAGAAAAAATTGAAGATATGTTCGTGGACAAGACGGATGCTTGGAAGATCAAGCAAGAAGAAAAGAAGAACGCTGATGCAATAAGCGATGCTGTTCGCAAACACCTTGGAGGGATTGTCTCATGTCAATGATGGCCACAGCAGTAATTGGATCATCCATTATCGGCGGCGTGGTTCAGAACAAAGCGTCTAAGCGCGCCGCTGCCGCACAAACGCAGGCAGCTGATAAAGGCGTTGAAGAGCAAAGCAGGCAATTTGATCGCGTTCAAGAACTTCTTTCGCCATATGTGGAAGCTGGTGATGTAAGCCTTATTCAACAAATGGCTCTTGGCGGCATGTCAGGTGCAAAAGCGCAGCGCAAAGCCATTGCTGCAATTGAAGGCGGACAAGAGTTTCAAACCCTAACGCAGCAGGGCGAAGAGGCTATTTTGCAAAGCGCATCGGCAACTGGTGGTCTTCGTGGCGGCAACACTCAGGCAGCTTTGGCTCAGTTCCGACCACAGGTTCTTTCAAGCCTTATCAATCAGCAGTATTCACGGCTTGGTGGCTTGACCACTATGGGCCAGAATGCTGCTGCTGGCGTTGGCACGGCTGGTATGCAGACAGGTCAAAACATTGCGAACCTATACGGTCAGCAGGGCGCAGCTGCGGCTGGTTCAGCTTTGGCGTCAGGTCAGGCATTTGGCAACGTAATGGGCAGCATTGGCCAATATGCTGGCGGCGTTTCCGCTGGTATTTTCGAAAATCCGTTTAGTGGGTTTGGTGGCGAAAGTTCACTTGCTCCAACAACGTCTCTTAGACCGCGAATGAGGCCGCAAGGGGAGATTTTCTAATGGTTAGTCCTATCAATTATTCTATGAACGTCCTGAACCCGATTGAGGGTTACATGCAGGGCTTAAAGTTTGGCGAAGGTATTCTGGGTCAGCGTCAGGATCGTGAACTGGCTCAAAGCCAAGAGGCGCGCGCCCAAGAAAAATTTGCGCTGGCAAGGGAAGATCGTGCTAGGGCCATTCGGCAACAGCAGGCGGCAGCAGCACAGGCTCAAGCACAGCGTGAGCAAGCAGCGCGCGGCCAGCAAGCATTGCTTGAATACTTGGATAAGCAAGAGGCTGGAACGGCCACGGCTTCTGACTTGCGCCGCGCTATGGTTGAGTTCCCCCAAGTTTCTGAGCGCTTCCAATCACTTGCAAACAGCTTCAGTGAAGAGCGCCTTGGCAACGAAATGCAATTTGGTCAGCAGCTTGGCTTTGCTATTGGTCGAGGCAACACGGATGTAGCAAGAAATATTCTCCAAGAACGATTGGATGCGGCAACTGCTTCTGGTGATGATGCAGGTGCGGCAGCGTATCAGGCACAGCTTATAAAACTTGAAGAAGATCCTCTGTCCTTGGGAGCAGAAGTTTCCATTCCATTGCTTACAATAATGCCTTTTGATGAATTTGAAAAGTGGCATAAAAGTGCTTTCGGTGGCGGTGATGTTAAGAAAACGGAAGCGTTCCGCACCACTGATGCACAGCTTCGCGCAGCTGGCATCGTTCCTCGTGATGAGGGTGGTGATGGCCAATATGAAGAGGCAATGACTGCAAAAGCTGGTCTCAGTGAAGACCCACTATCTACAATGGGTAAATTGGTCGCTGACTTAAACGCTGATAAAATTACGCAAGAACATTTTGAAACCGCTTCTAAAAAAACTGCAACAAACACAATTACAAATGTTTTAGGTGATGCAGAGGGGACTTTTGCAAAAGAGTTTTCCAAAAAAGAAGCTACAAGAGTTTCAAACGAAATTGATTTGGGCATTAAGGCACGCAGAACAAGCGCGCAAATTGATGACCTAGAGCAAATCTTGTCAGAAGTGCAAACTGGTGCTGGGACTTCAGTGAAGTCTTATCTTGGTAGGTTTGGCATTGCGACTGAGGGCTTGGATCTTATTCAAGCTGCTGAAGCCGCAATCAATCGACTTGTTCCAGAGCAACGTGCGCCAGGATCAGGAACTATGTCTGATGCAGATTTGGCTTTGTTCAAGAGATCTCTGCCAGGCCTGATTAACCAGCCAGGCGGCAACCAGCGTATCATCAACACCATTCGAAAAATGAATGAGCATGACATTGCACTGGGTGTAATTGCATCAAAGGTTGCTGATTATGCTTTGACGCCAAAAGAAGATCGGGCGGCTCTTGAGGAAGCTGGGCTTATTCTCAGCCCAAGCGCAGGTAGGAATGCTTCACTTGAGTTGTCAGATCCTCTTTCGGAGATCAGGTCAATTATTGGCGGTGGTGATACATCTGGCAGTGCTGTCGTGATTGATGGTGTTATCATTGAGAAAATCGGGGGCTGATGGATGGCTGAGTTTAAACTCACAGATGAAAATGGCGTCAGCTACAAGGTCACAGCGGAAACGCAAGAGCAAGCACTTGCTGCTTTTAAGAAAATGACCAGTGGAATGACGGAAAAAAAAGAAAGCGTTCTTTCACGTTTCTGGACTTCTGTGACTGGATCTGACGCTGATCCTTCAGTGGCTGATATTTCAAGTGCCAATTTAGGTTTGCCTCCAGCAAAAGCGGCTGAGATGACCGCGCTCCTTGCGACAACACGCAGTCCCGATCGTCTGCGCAGCGGAATAGCAAGGATTGAACCAGAAGCGGAATTTAGTGAAGATGAAGCTGGCCGTTTAATTGCGGTGCTTCCTTTATATCGGGACGGTGAAAAAACGGGTCAATTTACTCGCGTTTACCCTAATGAGCCTGGTCTTGGATTAACTGAGGGATTGCAGGTTTCTGGTGCTATTGCTGCTGCAACTCCTATTGGTCGTGGGCTAAAGGCTCTTGGCGTAACTACAACTGGTGTCAAGGGCGCTGCGGCTGTAGGGGCGACTGAGGCGGGATTGGTCGAAGCCGCAAGTTCACAGCTTAGTGACGTTCCATTCCAAGTAACAGATGTTCCGCTTGGTGCTGCTGGTGGTGTTGCTGGAGAAAAACTGTTCAATCTTGTCGGGTCTTTGGTCAACATAGCGCGGCGCAGTGGTCCAGAAAGCGTTCTTGGCCCTGACGGGCGTCTTCTTCCAGGTCCAGCCAAGATTGCTCAAGATGCTGGATTAAACCCAGATGAAGTTTCCGCCAATGTTGCTGCTGAAATTCAAAAGCAAGTTCGACGTGGTGTTGAGCCAGAGGCTGCTGGTGTATCCGCTATGTCCACAGGGCTTCCTGTAGAGGTTCCTATGACTGCTGGTCAGGTCACTGGAAGCAAGGGTCAACAGCTTGCTGAAGATGCTATGGCTAGTGGCGTTATGGGACGATCTGCTGAACAGCAAATGAAGACTTTCCAGCAAGGTCAGCAAGAGGCTCTTCGTGAAAACATCGGTGCGCTTACTGAGCGCCTTGCTCCAGACGCTGCCCCTATCTCCAAGGGGGAAGGTGGCAGGCTGGCTCAAGAGGCGCTTGTAGCGGCCCGTGAGGGCGATCGCGCGCGTGCGTCTGATCTTTACAAGCAAGCAAGGGCTTCGGGCGCTGCTGTTTTGAAGCCAGATGAGGCTTTGGACTTTGCTGAAGCTGCAAGGGTAAGTTACCGTGAGGGCTTCACTCCAGCCACCGCGCCCAAGATGGATGCGCTTCTGACGGATCTTGATGACATCATGCTGAATGGTGGCGACATCAAGTCTTTGCAGTCGTGGCGGACGCGGGTTAGCAACCTCAGAAAAGGTGAGCCAGACACTGAAGGCGCTGCTGCAACTGATGTTCTTAGAATGTTTGACCAGAGATTGTCTGATGCGATCGACAATCAATTGGTGATTGGGGACCAAGCGGCCATTGATGTGTGGCAGCAAGCTGTCAAAAACTGGGGTCAGTATAAATCTAAGTGGGACAGCAAGGGTGGAATGCTTGGTATTCTGACAGATGAAGTTGGAACTGGAACCGCGCGCAGACTTAAAGTTGCCCCAGAAAGCGCCGCAAACGCAATCTTCACCTCAACTGCATCTGGTCTGGCTAAGAAAACAAACCTTGCCAGAGATCTCTTGAACTTGAAGAAAAACTTGCCAACACCTGAGTGGAATGCACTTCGCCAAGAGGCGTTTATTCGCTTGTCAAAAGAGGCAGAGGGCGTTTTCCGCGAAGGTGAGCAAGTTGTTTCTGGCGTTAAGTTCAAAAAGGCTTGGGAGAATTTGAAAACTGAGAACCTTGGCGTTGTGAATAATCTTTTCTCCAAAGAGGAAAGAGATCTTATTACGCAGTTCTCAAATGTGGCTGCACGCGCAACCAACACTGCCGTTAATGCTTCTAACAGTTCAAATCAAGCTATGGGGTTAATTCAGAAACTTGCAGCTATGCTTGCCGCAAGTGGGCCTGGGAAAGCTATAATTAATAACGTCGTTGGTCAAATTATTCGAGAGCCTTACGGTGCCATGAGAGCAGCGCAATCAACGGCTCAGAGGGCTGCGCCACGTCAAATCACGGCACCTGCTGTCGGCGCTGGAACTGGTGCTGTTCTTTCTCAGGAAGAAGAACTTGGGCCGCGTATTCCATTCACGGGTCGCATGACGGTTGGTGGCCAGCAATGAACCTATCCAAAGCACCCTTTTTTATGATAAAAGACTTGCAGAGCAAGGGGACACAATAAATGGCACTTACGCAACTCGCACCTCCGTATCCCATCTTCACTGACAAGAGCGGTGATCCCCTTGATAATGGGTATCTGTATTTCGGCGAGGTCAACAAAAACCCCGAAACGAACCCGATCCAAGTCTATTACGACAGCGCGCTCACGCAGCCTGCGGCACAGCCTCTGCGCACGTCTAACGGCTATGTCATGCGCAACGGTTCGCCTGCGCTGATCTACGCTGACAGCCAGTTCTCAGTGACAATCCGCGACAAGAACAACGCTCTGGTGATCTATAGCCCTGTTGGATATGGCGTCGATCCAGCGACAGCAACATCTGGTTCTGTGACGGTGCAAGACCAGACTGGCGATGGCACAACAACCGTATTCGGCATGGGCGCTTCGCCAGCCACCAGGAACGCAACAAACGTCTACATTGATGGTGTCTATCAGGAGAAAGACACTTACACGATTAGCGGCAGCAACATCACGTTTTCTGAAGCGCCACCGTTGAATGCTGGCATTGAAATTGTTTCACAGGAAAGCCCACTGGTCGGCGGTCTGGCTGCTGGTCAGGTTTCGTATAACCAAGGCGGTCTGAGCGCAGTCAACACAACAGTCAAAGCCAAGCTGCAAGAGACTGTATCGGTCAAAGACTTCGGTGCTGTCGGTGATGGCGTGACGGATGATACGGCAGCCTTTAACGCAGCTTGGTCTGCGACCAATCCGCAGGCCGTTTGTGTTCCAGCGGCATCATACGCGATCACTGGAACGGTGACAGGCAAATTCTTTTCATTCGGTGTGGCGACTGTGGTCGGTGGAACCGTAACCACGATCATTAACCTAGTGCCGTAAGGAGGCAGGAATGACCATCAAACAACAAGGCGGCATCTTTGGTCGCAACCCGACATTCAACAACGTCACTGTGGACGGAACGCTAACGGTTGATCAGATTGTTGAGAAAACTGGCGCGGCAGGTATTACGTTAGATGGCGTCACGCTTAAGGATGGCAACGTGGTGCTGACCGATGGTAAAGGCATCGACTTCTCCGCCACCTCTGGCACTGGCACAAGTGAACTGTTTGATGACTATGAAGAAGGGGGCTGGACGCCTAATGTTCTTTCTTATTCAGGGACACCGACAACATCTGGAAAATACACAAAGATAGGGCAGCAAGTAATCTTAGAAGGTTCTGTTCAACTTGATGGAACAGCAGATGGTTCTGTAGCAAGATTTAGTGGCCTTCCATTCGTTCCAGCAACCTCTCCTCTTGGCGGTGCTTATCTTACTTATAATTCTGGTGGTGTAGCAGACATACTTGTGAGCATCGATAGCTCAAACCGACTTGAGCTTAGAAATAGCTCAAGCACTCAGTTAAGCTTTAACACGATAGGTGTCAGCTCCTTGTTAAATTTTGTTGTTTCATACAGAGCTGCATAAAGGATTAAAAGATGGCACTAACAAAAGCAAATGTCCGTATGCTGGAAGATGTGTTCATCACACCTTCTCAGTTCAATGCTGTAGGTGATGGTGTAGCAGATGACACTGTTGCTGTACAGGCTGCTATGACAGCAGCAGCTAACTACGTCCTAGATGGTGGTGGTAAAACATACAAGGTTTCCTCAACTATAGAAATGCCTTCAGATGTTGTTTTCCAAAACGCAACTCTCACGTTTGATACAGATGCTGTGGCTTGCTTAGAGGCAATGGGAACCCAAGATAGCCCTTTCTCTTTAACTGCTAACGTAGCCTTTGGTGATAGAGTTTTATCTTTAAGCTCTGGTGATGCAGCCACGTTGTCTGAAGGTGATATGGTTTACATCACAGACACTCAAGATTTTGTAACAGGAGTTTCCAGATCAGAGATTAACTTTGTTAAGTCGGTTTCTGGAACATCTGTGACTATGGTTTCAGGTTTTTTCACTCCTTATACCACAGCAAACACTGCCACTCTTTCCAAGATACATGGCAAAGAAAATATTACCCTAAGAAACATTAGGCTTATTGGTAAGGATGACGCAGTTACTCCAGCAGGGCAAATTGGGGCAGACTTTGAGAAGTGCAGAAATGTAAACTTAGAGAGTTGTAGATTTGAAAAATTTGATACACGCCTATCAAGATTTACTAGATCTGCCCACATCCATGTAAGCAACTGCTACTTCACCAATGCAGATCGAAGTGGTTTTGGTTATGGTACGTCGGCTTCTAAAGGCACTCACTATATGACAGTGACAAACTGTACGTTTGAGCTTCTGCGGCATGGTGTAACCACAGGCGGGTCTGAAGGAATAAATCGTTTTATCACTGCTCAGAATTGCACATTCAACGGGATGAAAGATGCTATGTTGGATGCACACTCTCCAACAGACTTTATAAACTATAGTAATAATGTCGGAACGCATGTTCCTGACGTTTTTGCGGCGTTATCTGACGATGGTATAGTTGTGCAAGGAGGTCGAGCAATAATCTGCAACAACATTATCGACAGTGCTGTTCGACACGGCGTCTTAATCCAAACAGGTGTTTTAGATACAGCTGGGACTGATACGATCACTTACGTTATTTCCGACAACATCATCAATAATGTTGGGACTGATTCTGGTATTTCTGTTAATACGCAAGATGCTGATAGGGAAGGTATTAGAGGTCTTACAATCGCCAACAATAGCATTTCCAACAGTTCATCAAATGGTATCATCATTACAGCAAATGGTAATGATATCCTTGATACCGCAATTACTGGGAACACCATAAGCATTGCTTCTGGCAACTCTTGTATTCGTTTACAGTCTACTGCAACAACTGGTGAAATATCTAGGGTGGCTATTACGGGGAATGCGTTATCTCTTACCAATGATACTCCTGACCACAACATTGAATTTGTAAGCTCTGGTGCTGGTATATCCAATGCAGTAATTAGTGGTAACAGCATTTATAACGGGGACTATGGTGTAGTATTGGGGACTACGAATAAGGTCGTTGTTGTTGGCAATATAATCGACGGTACAGCAACAGGCGACATTAGTTCTGGTTCTGCTACCAACACAACTATCGCAAACAATGGGTAATGCGCCTAGTGCGTGGACAGTCCAGCCAAGGAGATAAACATGGCTCTAACTAAAGCAACTACCAACGACAAGATCGAGATATTGCAACTGGCTGCGGGTTATCCCGTGGTGCAAGTTCGAACAGCAACTGTAATCGCAGAGGATGGCGTAGAAATTTCTCGTACCTTCCACCGCCATGTGCTGAAACCTGATGCTGACCTATCGGCAGAAGATGCAGACATGGTTTCGATTGCCAGCACGGTGTTTACCGACGAAGTCAAGGCAGCATACGCCTCAGCACAGGCGGCAGAATAATGGAACGCGAGCCGATACAGCCCGTGTTCACCGTTTTCGGCACCGTGTTTGGATCGGTGTTCTGTCCAGTAACTTTGAAATAAGGAGGCGATCATGCCCAAAACTTCAGTCTCAGCAGGCGCAGCAGATACTTGGTCAGATGCGATCCAAGTTGTTGGCAGCTTCAACCTTTCCATCAGCGGCACATTCTCCGCTACTGTCACCGTTCAGCGTTCTGAAGATGGCACAACCTGGCGTGATGTAGACACCTTCACAGCACCTTCTGAGGAAGTTGGTTACGATCCGATCCTGAACTATTACCGCGTTGGTATCGACACTGGCGACTACACGTCAGGCACAGCTGTTGCATCAATAAACGGCTACGACGTTTGGCCAAATCGGATGTAATTATGCGACCTCTAGGACTGCACGGAGCATACCAAGCTATCAGAAGCGCAAATGGTCCAGCCCAACACATAGCGGTTTCGCTTGTTGGGTTGACCTATGCTGGCATGTTTGTCGGCATGGTGCCTGGCGCTATCCTGTGGGCTTGGGTTGCATCATCTGTGCTGGTTCTGGTCGCAACCATCTGGCTCAAGAAAGTCTGGCAGCACAGACAGTCTAATAGCACTGACGCTCGAAGTGCTGCTGAGTAATCAGAAATCAGATAACCTCTACGGGTTTTCCCTAATACATAGCGAGGCTGGGTTATGTTAGCTTCCACAGTACACAGAACGAAAAGGGTTGTACTGATATGAACGACGATCACCGCCTAGAGCGTATTGAAAGCAAGCTAGACAATATGTCCGAAGCTATAGTTGCGCTGGCCCGCATGGAAGAGCGAATGATTACGTTGTTCAAGCGGATGGACACGCTTGATAATGAGCAGTCCGCTCAAGAACGACGCTTGTCGCTTGTGGAAAACCGCGTCGGAAGCAATGGGCAAGCGCTGCGCTTTGCGGAGCGGTTATTCTGGATCGTGGCCACCGCTGCTGTCGGTCTTATCTTTTTTAAATTCCGCTCTGGAGGATGATATGCTGAACCAAGCCTCAATCGATCTCATTAAGCGCTGGGAGGGCTGCAAATTGAAGGCGTATAAATGCCCGGCGGGCGTCTGGACTGTCGGCTACGGTTTGACATCACGCGCTGGCTTCATCGAAGTTGGTCCTGACACCACAATCACCCAAGCCGAGGCCGATTGGTATCTTGAGCAAGTCATTGAAAAGTTTCTCGCGGAGATCAAGCCAGCAATCATTGCTGACATCAACGAGAACCAGCTTGGCGCGTTTACCTCGCTAGCTTACAACATCGGCCCGAGGGCATTCCGCAAGTCATCCGCTCTGCGGCACTTCAATGCGGGCGACAAAGATCGTGTGCCGAAATCCATGCGCAGGTGGAACAAGGCTGGCGGCAAGGTCGTGAAAGGCTTGGTCAACCGACGAGAAGCTGAGGTCGGTCTGTTCCTCTCGACAGGTTTCAGGAAAGCGCCCGCACCCGCTCGCACAAACGCCGCACAGAGCAAGACTGTGCAGGCATCTGTGGTCGCCGCTGCCTCTGCCACCGGATCAGCCGTGACGGCACTCAGTGCGCTTGATAGCACGGCTCAGTATATCGTTCTCGGCTTCGCTGGCCTTGGTGTCCTGATGTCGATCTGGATTATGAAAGAGCGCCTACGAAAATGGGCTGAAGGAGACAGATAATGGCGAGGAAACCTGGATTATATGCTAACATCCAATCCAAGCGGGAACGCATTGCGGCTGGATCTGGCGAAAAGAAGCGCAAGCCTGGAGCAAAGGGCGCGCCCACCGCAAAGGCTTTCAAAGCCGCTGCAAAGACCGCGAAGAAACCAGCAAGGAAGGGAAAGAAGTAATGCCATATGGTAAGAAAATGGGAACTAAGAAAACCACCAAAAAAGGTGGCAAGAAAAAGTAATGGCACGCTCTGCCTCAGATAAAGCGGCGTCAGCGGTTAAACGCGCTGGCGTCAAGGGCGTGAACAAACCCAAGCGCACGCCCAGCCACCCGACCAAATCGCACGTTGTTGTTGCCAAAGAGGGCGACAAGGTGAAGACGATCCGCTTTGGTCAAAAAGGTGTATCTGGATCGCCGCCCAAGAAGGGTGAAAGCGAAGCGGCTAAAAAGCGCCGTGCATCTTTCAAAGCCCGTCACGCAAAGAATATCTCTAAGGGCAAAATGTCAGCTGCTTACTGGGCAGACAAAGTGAAGTGGTGAAGCATGATCTTCGGACGCATAAAACTTTACTTGGCAGCTGCTGGCGCTTTCGTTGTCGCGCTCTTATCGGCTTACTTGCGCGGAAGGTCAGACAAGGGCGAAGCCGTAGAACGTGAAAGGCTAGAAGACTATGTTGAAACACGCAAACGCATGGATGAAGTTGACACTGACGATGATCCTGATGTTCTTCGTGACTGGCTGCGCGACCGTGGCAAGCAATAGCGCGATCTGCGATGGCACTCTGCGCGACAGATCGGCCCATGCAGCTGCTTTAGCGGAAGATGGCGGGGATCAGTCCATAACGACTGGCGCGGCGCTCATACGCAAGCTGGACGCCGCCTGCGCAGATCTCTAAAGAAGTTACCTCCCCAACTCGGTCGCTCTAGCGGCCATTTTTTTTGTTACGTTCACGCTTGTATCTCAGCGCGTGGATCAGCAGCTGGTTCTGTTGCCATTTGGACGCTTTGGGTGAGGTCCATTTATTAAGCTGGCTTCGCGTTATCCCGATCAATTCCGCAGCCTTTGTTCTTGACGGAAACGTCATGTCCCAAATGGTAATCTTTCTGGCGCGGTTTGTGTTGCCGATCGAAGCGCCTTTCAACCCCAGCCCTACTGTCTCCGCGTTGCCATTCACGCGCAGGCGTTGGCTGATGGCACTGTTTGATACGCCCAGCGCCTTTGCTGCTTTTTTTTGTGACTGATACATTACGCCACGTATCATCACAGGCATGGCGTTAAAGTGCGTCGAGCCACCTTCGCACGGTGTCGAGATATCCGTGATCTGGTCCATGCTTTTCGACCCATGATCGTTTTCCGTTGTGGATGGCTTCTGGCCCATCTTGGTGGTGGGCTTTGCAGAGGGGGATGACATCGAAATCGCTCGCTTTGTTTGTTCCGTATCTATTGCAGATGACGTGGTGTGCATCTGATGGGCCAGGTTTGCGGCAGATGACGCAAGGAAGCATTTTTACACGTTGCAAATGTTCCTTTGCAGCCTTCGTGCCGCGTTCTGGTTTTGGCTTTTTGAGGCCTATTGGACCCTTGCCAGTGAGGCTCATCGCAGGTATTTCTCCCAACGATGCGCTTCCTTGGTCAGTTTCTGAGCATGGTCATACAAGTCAGTCACCCGCTGCTTGTTACGTCGCGCGCGTTTGATGGCTTCCTCCGTCCTGTCGCGCTCTTCTTTGATCCTTGCCAGTTCCTTTTTGGCCGTGGGGCGCATCACGATTTTTCTCAGCCACATCATTTGTATTTTCCTATTTTATAAATTTCAGCCCAAACTTTTCTTTCAAATTCAAGGAAATCTTGGCTTTGCATGTAGCAATTTTCCATGTCTGCAATAGAAACACCTGAGTTCAATCCGTCCAAAAAAGCGCCGCCAGTAAGAACATATTCCGACATGTTTTCTTCTGCCATTAACTTTTGAAGTTTTTTGTGCCTAAATTCCTGAAATTGCTCTGGATTAACGACATTACTCATTGCTTGCATCCTTTTTTGCTTTCCAAGCATAAACATCTTCTTGGCGTGATGTTGGCTCGTTCGTTATCTTGTCCGCCATTTTCCATGCCTGAGAATTACTCAATTTTTCTGCGACTATCTCACCATTATTTATTACCATGTAACTTCCATTTTTTTCTTTCACCGATACTTTCATTATCCTATCCCCAGCGCTGATTTATACAGTTCTACAATCTCCTGTTCTTCAGCCAGATCATCCGCATCGCGCTTTCTGTCCGCAATAATCTTGCGCAGCGCTTTGACGTTAAAGCCGTTGCCTTTGGCCTCAGACATGATTTCTTTCTGTCCCTGCATCACATCCTGCTTTTCAGCCTCAAGGCGCTCAAATCGTTCGATGTATGCGCGGATCTGTTCCGCTGTTGCTTTGTGGGCATTGTCACCCATCTCCTTAAATTCTTCGTCGTGTTTGAACATGGTTTTACTCCACATGCGCCCATCTTAGGCGACTTCTAATTTTCGATATTCCGTTTTTTGACATATTATACTTTTGCATGAGCGGCGCTAAGTTTGGCGGCGCTGATCTGATATATCTAACGTCATCTTCTGTTAGGTTCGTTTTGCCATTTCGTTCTCCGATGTTGTCTGTTCCATGACGTTTTTTGTCGTGCATGTTTTGTTTGTGAGTTTTCCATTCTAGATGATTTGGATTTACGCAAGCTGGGTTTCCGCATTGGTGTGCAGCATGTTTTTTCTGACCTACTGGTTCACCATGAGCCAATATGCACATCCATCTAGATGCTGTTTTTTGTTTCCCATTGATTACGGCTAATCCATAACCTTTGTTTGTTCTATATGGCCAAATCAAACAGTCATCAGATTGAAGGCCAACATTGCGTCTAAGGAACTCTTCACTTGAACCTTTTGGTGCTATTTTTTTACCCATCGCAAAACTCCTGTTCATATTTAAGAGCCTCTGGGTCAGTCAGTCTAACGCCTTGCACTGACCAATGAAGCTGCATCTGTTCCATAAATTCCGTCATTTGTTTGACGGTCATTAGTCGAGTTACTGGAAGATCAAATGCTTTTATCGCTTCAAGTTTTGGTTCATAAGGCAAGTGCTTCAGAACTCGATCATAGGACAGCTTAAAAGCTTCATTCTGTGCGCGCAAAATTGGAACGCCGAAGCGCAACTTACATTCTGCACGCACATCTTCATGCGTTTGATCTCCAAGCTGAACTGCAATGTCTGTGAACCATCTTTGTGCCAGCCTGTTTTGCGCGGTAGATCTCGGAGCGCCTTGCGTCCATGTTACAGTAATTGGCAACTTTCGATCACGCAGCATATTGGCAAGCGCATCAACATGCTGCAATTCTCTGATGATCTTTGTGGGCATCAGCCCGCACCAGCCTGCGTCCAGTGGTCAATCATAACGCTGCGCACCTTTTCTCGCGGCAGATCCAGTTCGATCGCAGTCTTGTCCAGTGTCATCGAAGGCATGGCGTTCCATAGGCCACCAGCTTCTTCTTCGACGCGCTCAAAGGTTTCAATGATTTTGTTTTGATCGACTTGCATCTTATCCTCCAAACTTGTCGCGCAGATTTTGCAGCTTGTCTTCCATCTCAAGGATAAACAGGCGCACCTCTGTTTCGATTTCTTTCTGGCGCTCTTCGTCTGCCCAGACGCGTTGCATCCAAAAGTTCATGTCACCAGGCAGGCGCGGGTCAAAGCTGACAAAATCGCACCATTCGCGCTGACAGCACATCATCTGCACCTGCATCTGCGTGACATACTTCGCAGGCACCTTTTCTGACAGCAGCGTGTCGATGTGCGTGGCACTGTTGGGACACTTGATCTCAACCAGCCCGTCAGCGCCCACAAGCCCGTCAGGAGAGGCACCGAAGCCTTTTATGGTAGGGTGGGCCACAAAACCATCCTCAAGCACGTCTTCGCCGGTCATGAGTTCGTATGCGGCCCGTGCCTGTGGCTCTGTCTCAGTCCCCCACTGCATTGCAGCGGATGAGAACCCATCAGCCTTTTCGTTGGTCAGGTGTTCTGTGATAAGCTGGGCCATGTAGTTTGCACGGCTGGCGCTGTATCCGCTCTTGGTCTTGGCCATTACGTCAGCGGTGCGGGATGCTGTTACACACCCCAGACGCGCTGCGAACCATTCATCAGTCCGCTGTTCCATTGTTTTCCTCCTGCGATGCTTTTTTCTTCTTGAGCATGGCGATTGCATCTGCTGCTTGCTTGGCGTTCATCTGGTTGAGTTCATTAACCTTCCAATATGCGCAGAACTTCACTTCGTCAGTTTCGGTTTCAAAGATCAGGCCGTTCATCTCTTGGAACTGATCGGCGCTGATTGGCTTTGGCGGCTCTTGCTTTGGCGCAGCCTTTGCAGCAGCGTTTCCGTCGTCGTCCTCTGGCGCAATGCCAGCCATTGCCATGAGGCCGTAGCGTCGAGCGTATGTGACCGCAGAGCCATATCCCTGCATGTCGTTCTTGCTGACGATCAGTGGCACGCGGCACGAAAGCTGTTCGCCGCTTTCACCGTGGATCATAATGGTTTCTACAAAGCGGCCAGTGTCATCTTCGCCTGTTGGCTGGATCACAGCAATGCCGTGTTCGTTAAGCGCTGGCAAACAGGCATCCATGACGCTGCCAAGGTCTGCATACTTGCTGCGGAAATGCGGGTTGTTGGCTTGCTTGAGCGCCTTGCCCATGTTGATCTGCGCTGATGCGAGTGCTGTTGCGATGCTTTTCATTTTAGTATCCTAACCCGTGTCCGATAATGAGGAAGGCATATGCTCCCCCGAAGATTGCGATGACCCCGATCAGGTCTGTGATTATGTCTCTGATACGCATATTTTCCTCCTTACGCGTAGTGAATTGCTTGGCGAATGTCGGCCAGGCGTTTGGTGTCTGCTGTGCTGTGACGATCGATGTTCTCAATGTCGTTTGCCATTGAGCGCAGACGATCTGCGCCCAGCTTTGCAAGTTCCTTGATGTTCGCCATCTGGCCGCGAACGCTGATTTGCACGCTGACTTCCATTTTGGCTGTCCACCAAGCCAGCTTCATGGCTTCACTAATTGGCTTTTTGACGCCAGACTTCTTGAAGCGATTTACGATCGCCCAGGCTTCGGTCATGATCCATGCGCGGTTGGCGACGATCTTGCCGTTCTGTTCTTTCCATTTAAACATTTGTTTTCCTCCGTTAGTAATTAACTTCTAAACGCGCCGATTGGTAGGTGCAAGAAATAATTTGCATTGTGTTGATATTTTTTTTAGATATGCTGTCATCACATATTGGAGGAAGTGCAATGGAAAAGACAAAAGCAGTGTTGCTGTTTGATGCTTGGTTCAAGGATCAGGGCATTCGGAAAAACTGGTTTGCGGAACAGATTGGCGTTGATAGCGCGTCGATCTCGCGCTGGCTGTCTGGCAAGGTTAAGCCGCATCGCTCAGTTCGCAAGCGCATCGAAGAACTGACAGATTGTGCCGTGCCAATGGATGCTTGGAAATGAAGATGCAGCCCAAGTTCTTTCGCAAGCCTTCGCGCAACAAGTATAACGCGAAGAAAACTGTTGTGGGAGACATCAAGTTTGACAGCAAGAAAGAGGCGGCGCGCTGGATGGACTTACAGCTTCTGGAGCGTGCAGGCGAGATCAGCGATCTAAAGCGCCAGGTGAAGGTTGAACTGATGGGCCAGCACCGTCCGCTTTACACGCGCACAGGGCGAAAGATGAAGCTGACGTTTGACTTCACCTACATCGAAGATGACGTTTTAATCTATGAAGATGTGAAGGGCATGCCAACACGCGATTATGAGGTGCGGGTTGCAGTAGCCCGTGCAATGGGACTTGAGGTCAGGGAAACATGAAGCAGGACATTTTGATTTATTTGTTTGGAATTGAGGCGGCATCTGCTGGCGAGGTGTCACAGATGACAGGTCATCACCCGCGCGAGGTTCAAGATCTGCTGATCCAGATGCACGATGCTGGAGAGGTTATTATGAAAGGTGGCATTTATCGTCTCAGTGAGGTGTCACGTTTGCGCGCGCTAAAACGCTTGGAAGATGGGGCGATCTGATATAAAATGTCGGGACGGGGAGCGTGTCCAAGCGCTCAACCCGTCCCAGTAATGCCTGCTGTCGGGGAGGATACGACAGTGAAGGCGAAACGCATAGGCGGATGCGTTGACCTGAATATAGTTCAGGATCGACGTTTCCACAAGAGAAAAGGAAAAGTCGATGCACAGCTTTGATCCAGAGATTGCAACGAAAGTTGGCGTTAATGCCGCTGTTCTTTATCAGAACATTGTTTGGTGGACGCAGAAAAACGCCGCGAATGGCAAGCACCTGCACGATGGTCGTCATTGGACCTACAACAGCATCAAAGCGTTCGATGCTCTTTTTCCATACCTTACATCCAAGCAGATCAGAACGGCTTTGGATAAGCTGGAAGAGGCTGGATTGATACTGTCAGGCAGCTTCAACAAGGCAGGTTACGATCGAACAAAATGGTATTGCCCATCGGGGCCAATCCAATTGCCCAAAAAGGCAAATGGAACTGCCCAGAAGGGCGAACCTATACCAGTTAGTAAACCAGATATTAAACCAGATACTTTATTTGGGTCAGAAGACCCAAAACCAGCAAAGCGCAAGCGCTCTTGTTCGTTGCCTGATAATTGGGTGCCATCAGATCGTAACATCGAAGACGCAATGAAACGTGGCTTTTCAACGGAGGAAACAAACCATGAAGCAGAGCAGTTCAGAAATTATCACCACGCCAAAGGATCAACATTCAAAGATTGGGACGCTGCTTGGCGGACATGGCTTGGAAACGCTAAGAAGTTTGCCCGATCACGTCCCACCAGAGCAAATGGAGGACATAACGCGCTCATGGCGGGATTTGCTGCATACGCCGCTGACTTCGAAGACTGAGCGTGACGCGCTCGAAGAGGCTATGAACAAACTCTATACGCCTGCGCCCGCGAAGTGGATCACTGGACGCATTGCTTCATTGCTTGCTCAGTATTTCCAAGGTGACATCTCCGAAGGCATGATGAAGTCGATCGCAGATGATTGGTATCACGAATTGAAAGACTTCCCAGCCTGGTCGATTGCCAAGGCTGTTCGCTGGTGGATCGGCAAAGACAATCCAGATCGCCGCAAGAAGCCCATGACAGGCGACATCGCAGAGCGCGCCCAGAAAGAACTTGGACCGCTGATGGTTGCACGCGCAGCGATCAACAGCTTCGACAGAGGTCACGTCCCGCTGATTGCAACGCAGCCCAGAGAGCGGATGAGCAAAGAACGCGCAGATGAAATCATGGCTCAAGCTGGATTTTCTGTGAAGAAATTTGGCGGAAGTGATAAATAAAATGTGCAAAGTGCAAATTAAACCTTGCATATGGTGTTGTGTGGAGATAATCTAATTTCAACAAGACATAGCGCCAAGCGCGGCAATTCCGCCACGCAGCGCAGCCAGACTGGAGGGTCTCATGGCACATTCTCTTTCTTTTCTTCTTTCCGCAGATGCTGCTGGTCAGCGTATTGTTGAGCGCAAGCCAGCGTTCGTTGTTCATGTTGAAACATCTAGCGACATGTCTGTTGCTGATCGTTTCGTTGAGCTGGACGCTGACGATGTGGAACACGCTGGCAATCTTGCTGACGCATGGGTTGATCGTATGGGCAATGCCTCTGCTGCAATCCGCCGCGTGATGCCAGATGGCACACTGCACAATCCATGCTTCATTAAGTAAGCATTATTGGGGGCTTTGGCCCCCAACAACCAAATCAAGGAAGTATAAAAATGAAAGTTTTTGATTTCACAAACGGCACCAAGGGCGAGCTGATGGGGGATATTAAATTAACTGACTACGCTGGAAGCTGGATCGTCGAGAAAGGCGGAGACACTTTTAAGGTTCAGCTTGCCGGCTTGCATGGCCGCAAAAACGAACGCTGGTCGTGGCACGCAAAGGCTGGCCATGCAGTAAAAGGCAAAAACATTGATATTGATCCCAAAGACTTTGGCGTCGACGCTATCTGCTTTTGCACTGGCGAATTTTTCCACGAGTGGCACCAAGGCCACCCAGAGGCAAAATCCCACTGGAAATGGGATGTGATCGGCACAACCGATTGGAACCGCAGCGCCTGTAAATCGGGCATCTTGAAGGCTGAAAAACTAGCAGCATAACCAACGGGGGCTTCGGACCCCACCAATCAACTGGACTAAAAACTTATGAATTGCGCTGGGCTGACAGATGAACTTGTTCGCAGCATCATCAAAGACCTGTCAGAAGGTTACGGTGTTGAGGACATTGGTCATCGCGGCCTAGCAACAGAAGAACAAGCGAGGCACGTTGTTAATTTCATGCGCAAGCACGGGATGATCGACAAGTTCTATCGCGTTTCACAATCTTAAAGGGGGCAAGCATGGCCGCTTCAGTCAACAAAGTTATCATCATTGGCAATCTGGGGGCCGACCCAGAAGTGCGCACATTTCAAAATGGTGGCAAGGTCTGCAATTTGCGCATCGCCACGTCTGAGAATTGGAAGGACAAGAACACTGGCGAACGCAGAGAGAAGACCGAATGGCACACGGTTGCCATTCTCCAAGAAGGTATCGCGCGTATCGCGGAGCAATATTTGCGCAAAGGCTCCAAAATTTACATCGAAGGCAAATTGCAGACACGCAAGTGGCAGGATCAATCAGGTCAGGATCGGTATTCCACAGAAGTGGTTTTGAATGGCTATGATGGCGTCATGACGATGCTTGATGGTCGCACCGACAACCAAGGTGGCTATGGCGGCGGCAACCAAGGTGGCGGCAGTTATGGCAATAGCGGCGGTGGCGCAATGGGGCGTGACCTAGATGATGAAATCCCATTTTAAAGCCGTGGCGTGAGGGTGATCCAGTCGGTGCAGGTGAGGTTTACTTGCCCGACACGCAGACCAAGCAGGCATATGCACAAGCCTGCAAGGATCAGTGGATAGAAAGCGCTGCACGGCACGTTCTAAGCTTGCCAAGTCTCGAACAGCGCCGCGCCTTCATAAAAAAGCACCCAGCACAAAAAAACCTAAAGCACAGGGTTAGTAAACTCTGGGAGGAAAAAAAATGACACAAGAAGATCTTAAAGCAGTCCTCGCAGCCCATAGTGAATGGCTTGCGGATAACTCAAAGGGTGCGAAAGCCAATCTGAAAGGTGCCGATCTGAGCAATGCCGATCTGAGCGGGGCCGATCTGAGCAATGCCAATCTGAGCGGTGCCGATCTGAGCAATGCCGATCTGCGCTGGGCCAATCTGGAAGGTGCTATAATTTTTGACACATGGAGGCTGAAGCGATGAATGACCACCAGCGCATCCAAGCCCTGCGGGATTTCATCCGCTACAAGGATGCGTCCATCAAGCGCGCAGAGCGGGGCTATGGCTCAGGTTTGCGATCAAGCACGGCATCGGCTGATCTCGCAATAGACCGCGTTTCACTTAAGAGAGCGATGCTGGAATTGTCTAAGTTGGAGGGAAAATAATGATCCAAAACGAACTACCGCCCGCCCAAGCCTCAGAGCTTAAATTTCTCCGGCAACAAGTAGATTTCTGGGCAGAGGCTCTACTGAACACGTTTGACGCGCCACCAGGTGCCGGCCGGCAATATTGGGAAGCAAAATCGAATCTTAAAAAGTTCGTGAGCGATCGACGTATCGAAGGGTTTAACATATGAGCACAGATGAAACAGTCAGCAGCCTTCTAACCAGCTTGAACATCGAGGCTGCCAACGCAAAGAAATGGCAGAGCAAGGCCGCGACGCAAGCGGACGAAATCAAGCGCTTGAGTGAGGCTGTGCAGCGTTTGCGGAAAGACAAGCTGCAATTGTTGGCAGATCTGAAGAAGGCGCAGAATAATGACTAAGCTTGCAGAACTAAAGGCGGCTTATCATGCTGCTCATCGTGTTGCTTGGGATGCTCGGACGGCTGTATTGGCTGCTCAAGATGCTTCTTATGAGGCTGATACTGCTTCCCGTGCTGCTTGGGGTAAGTACAAAGCTGAACTAAAGAAATCAAAGGAGAGCAAAAATGGGTAAAATGGAAAGCAGAGAGGCGTTCAAAGAGCGCTGGAGAGTGATCAAGCCGCTCTATATTCAGACGGCACCGCGACTGACGCTGACTGAGATCGGTCAAATGGTGGGCCTTAGCTGTTCACAGGTCTCAAGGATCAAGCGACGTGCATTAGACGAGAGCCTGATTTCTCAGCAGACCGTGCGCGATGCGCGAGGCCAGCTTCGCTCAGATTTTTTCTATGGTTCTATACGGCGCGCATTCTTCCCGCATTCGCAGAAGAACGTAGAGTTTCGAGATTGGGTCACTGCTGAAGCGGAGCGAATGAATGTAACCGTAGCCGAACTGGCCGTGAGTGCCCTGCTTGACGCTTATTACGATGAGGTTGAGGCATCATGAGCGAAGCACCAGAACGGATTTGGGTGGACGCTTGCGAAGCTGTAAACAACGCACCAAGCTGGATCGATGAGTTACGAGTTGCGCACAAGGATAGTTATGTAAATGACGACCTTTCAGGGCAGCAATACGTCCGCGCGGACATCCACGAAGCCCGCGTAAAAGAGTTAGAGGCTGTGGTTAAAAAATTGTGGAGAAGGCAGGATAGTCTAGGCACGTTTGACGCCGCTGTGAACGATATTTTATCGCCCCTTTTCGAAATTCACCGCATAGAAGAACCCGCATCATACGGGAACGGGAAGTATCAGGATCAAGCCGATTGACCAGTGGAGGACAGATCGTGAACCGAACGCACATTCTGGAAACAGCAAACGAATACGTCACCAAAGACAGAGCATCCACCCACGGTGATGCAGAAGACAGCTTTTCGAAGCTGGCCGCAATATGGAGCGCACGTCTTGGCGTATCTATCAGGGCAGATCAGGTCGCAATCATGATGCTTGATCTGAAGACCGTCAGGGCATGGGATAACCCAAAGCACCAAGACAACTGGATCGACATGGCTGGTTACGCAGCGTGTGGTGGTGAGGTTGCCAGCAAAGATTGATATAACACCATCTTTGCTTTATATTGCAGCCATGCGTCCAGTCCGCTTGGCTGAGATATGAGGTGTAAAATGGCAGCTAAGAAGAAACAGGGAAGACCCACTAAATACGAACCCAAGATGTGCGAGACGGTGATTGAGTGCGGAAAGCAAGGAATGAGCAAGTGCGAAATGGCTCTGGAACTTGATATTGCATACGACACTTTCGACAGATGGCAGAACGAAAGAAAAGATTTTTCGGAGGCCGTAAAGGAAGCAATACGCTATTCGCAAGCATGGTGGGAACGAAATGGCCGCATGGCTACGTTTGGTGGGATCGACGGTTTCAACGCAACCAGCTACATCTTCAACATGAAGAACAGGTTTCGCGCCGATTGGCATGACACGGTGAAGAATGAACACTCAGGGCCAGAAGGCGGTCCAATCGTGCAGAAAATCGAGCGGGTGATTGTAGATCCAAAGGACGCGTAATGGACAGACTGGCAGAACTAGCAGAATACGACCGATCAATAGCAGGTCTGGTCGATGATGACTTTCTCGCTGCTGGTTTTACGCCAGAAGAAGTGTCTATGTATCGCGGCAACTTGCAGCCTTCTAGTCGTATTCCCAGAACACCTTCACGTCTAACACCGCAAGACATTGCCGCGGCTGAAGCGACTTACGGCACGCTCCAAGCGCCAGACTACACCATGCGCGAGATGGATACGCAGCTTGTTCAGGACGCTTTAATCAATCGCATGGGCCTAGATCCATATGTCGCTGGTCGATACGCACGCGACATCATGGGCGACACCAGCCCGACATCTCAGAACATCCTAGACGGTCTTGGCTTGGCGGATCTAACGCCACTGGGCGCTGTGTATGGCATCGAAGAGGGTGGCGGAACAGCTGTCGAGGGCTATCGGGAAGGTGATTACCTCAAGATGGGCTTGGGTGGCCTAGAGGCTGGCCTTGGCGTTGCAGAGGCGTTTCCGTTGACCAAGCCAGTAGCAGAGGGCGCAAGTATTCTAGCCCGTGAGATCTACGACAGCCCATTCATGGCAGACGTGATTGGTAACACCAGAGCGCTTGGTGGACTTGATTTTGACTTTATTCGTGGCCGTGGTGATCCATCTATGGCGCAGGGTGTTGGCGCTGATGTTGTCGGTGGTTTACCAGACATTCCCGATCAAACCCCAGTAGATGCACCGCGCATTACGCCTAGAGATTTGGAAGATGCTCGCATTATCCCAACAGTGGCTGACCTGACGCGCGCTGGTGGTTTCTACAAGGGCATCGACAGTTCGCTGATTGATGTTCCAGAGGTGATGATGGGTGGCCCAGGCTTCCCGCTGCTGCCATCAAGCCAAGAGAATGGTCTAATCTGGGCCGTTCAAGGCAAAGGTATTGGGACAAAGAAAGCTGGCAAAGGTGCAGATCTGATTGCTGTTACAGCGATGAACCCGACAAGTCACAAGTCGAACATCAGCTTTATTAACTCTCTAATCAAAACAACTGACGCATATGTCAGAGATGGTCGCATTGGTTCGAACGTGGTCAGCGCACTAGATGACGCCATTCGCCAAGCTGGTGCAGGCGGAGATCAGGATTTGGTTGGCTTGGCTAAGTTCCCAGGCTTCAACAGCCCGAACGCCCAAGAGTTTATTAACAACGCCAGCTTCCAAGAGCGCAGCCGTATTGCATCTGTGATCGGCACGAAGGAGATGCAGGAAGCT